TCCCATCGGTGGCTCAACTGTAATCCCTCTGCCCGGTTGGAGCAGGAGTTTGAGGACAGAGAGACCACCGCTGCCGCCGAGGGCACCGCTGCCCACGCTCTGGCAGAACACAAACTGCGGAAGGCTCTGAAGAAGCGTTCCAAGAAACCCATCAGCGAATATGACTGCGACGAGATGGATGCCTACACAGATGACTATGTGGCCTTCATCCTGGAAGCCCTGGAAGAAGCCAGGCAGACCTGCTCCGATCCCCTGATCCTCATTGAGCAACGCCTGGACTTTTCCTGCTACGTGCCGGACGGCTTTGGCACCGGCGACTGCCTCATTGTGGCGGATAAGCTACTGCACATCATCGACCTGAAATACGGTCAGGGTGTCCTTGTGGAAGCAGAAAACAATCCCCAGATGATGCTGTATGCCCTGGGAGCGCTGCGGATCTTCGATTCCCTGTATGACATCGAAGAGGTGGCAATGACCATCTATCAGCCCCGGCGACAGAATGTCAGCACCTGGCGGATTTCCGTAGCGGATCTGCTGGACTGGGCAAACAACACCCTTATCCCCAAGGCAGATCTGGCCTACAAGGGCGAGGGCGAGTATATCCCCGGTCCCTGGTGTACCTTCTGCAAGGCGGCGGTAAAGTGCCGCGCCAGAGCGGAAGCCAAGTTGCAGCTTGCCCAGTACGAATTTGCTATGCCCCCTCTGCTCACCGACGCGGAGATCGAGGACATCCTCTCCAAGCTGGATGACCTTACGAAGTGGGCTTCGGAGATCCAGGCTTATGCCCAAGATGCCGCCATCAACCACGGCAAGGTCTGGCATGGCTACAAGCTGGTGGAGTCCCGGAGCAACCGCAAATATGGCAATGAGCAGGCGGTCATCGATGCCGCCACCCAGGCTGGATACACCGACATCTTCAAAAAGAGCCTGATTCCCATTACCGAAATGGAGCGGCTCATGGGCAAAAAGACCTTCGCAGAAGTCCTTGGTGGCTTGGTAGTTAAGCCCCAGGGCAAGCCGACCCTTGTCCCTGCATCCGACAAGCGTCCGGCCATCACAACCATTGGTGCAAAAAATGACTTTACTGATATTACGGAGGAAATGTAATTATGGCTACTAACGCAAACGCCACCAAGGTGGTTACCGGCACCGTCCGTCTGTCCTACGCTAACGTGTGGGAGCCTGCTTCCATTAACGGCAGCAAGCCCAAATATTCTGTGTCCCTTATTATCCCCAAGAGCGACACCAAGACCCTGAACGCCATCAACGCCGCTGTCGATGCCGCCATCCAGGAGGGTGCCTCCAAGTTCGGCGGTAAGATCCCCAACAAGGCTGCTCTGAAGCTGCCCCTGCGTGACGGTGATCTGGAGCGTGATGACGAAGCCTATCGGAACGCTTTCTTCATCAACGCCAACAGCCAGACCCCTCCCGAAATCGTTGACCGCGCTGTCAACCGTATCCTGGATCGCTCCGAAGTCTACTCCGGCTGTTATGCCCGAGTGTCTCTGAACTTCTATGCCTTCAACTCCAACGGCAATCGTGGCATCGCCTGCGGTCTGGGCAACATCCAGAAGGTTCGTGACGGTGAGCCTCTGGGCGGTAAGTCCTCCGCGGCATCCGACTTCGCAACCGACCTGGACGAGGATTTCCTGTCCTAAGTACCTGGCGGTGTGGGTGGTAGGGGCAACTCTACCACCCCTGCACCGCAGGAAGGAGCCTATATGAAAAACCTATCCATCGATATTGAAACTTACTCCCCGGTCAATCTGATAAAAAGTGGTGTGTACCGCTACTGTGATTCCCCGGAGTTTGAGATCCTTCTGTTCGGCTACAGCGTAGATGCCGGACCCGTCCGCGTGGTTGACCTGACCGCCGGGGAGCGTATTCCGGCTACCATCATAGCCGCCATTACTGACGATACCGTGACCAAGTGGGCCTTCAATGCTCAGTTTGAACGGATCTGTCTGTCCAGACATCTGGGAATGCCCACCGGCACCTATCTGAACCCGGATTCCTGGAAATGCACCATGGTGTGGGCCGCCACCCTGGGTCTGCCTCTCTCCCTGGAAGGCGTAGGTGCTGTACTGGGCCTGGAAAAGCAGAAGATGAAAGAAGGCCGAGACCTGATTCGCTACTTCTGTACCCCTGCCAAAAACCGTGAGGGAAAAACTTTTCGACATTTTTCGACAGACGCGCCGGAGAAATGGGTCACCTTCAAAGCCTACAACCTCCGGGACGTGGAAACGGAACTGGGCATCCAGGCAAAGCTGGCTAAGTTCCCTGTGTCGGAGAGTGAGTGGCGAAACTACCACCTTGACCAGATCATTAATGACCGGGGCATCATGCTGGATCGTACTTTTGTCGCCCAAGCCATCGCCTGCGATGAACAGTTCAAGCAGACCCATATGTTCCAGGCCAGATCCGTTACCGGGCTGAAAAACCCTAATTCTCCGGCGCAGCTGAAAGCATGGCTTGCCGAAAAAGGTATCGAAGCGGACACGCTTTCCAAAGCCGCTGTTGCCCAGCTTCTGGAGCAAGCGGACGGTGAGGTGGAACTGGCCTTGTCCCTCCGGCAGGAGCTGGCAAAAAGTAGCGTTAAAAAGTACACCGCCATGCAGACGGTGGTCGGCTCTGATGACCGGGCAAGAGGACTGATCCAGTTCTACGGTGCCAACCGCACAGGCAGATATGCCGGTCGGCTAATCCAGGTACAGAACTTACCCCAAAACCATCTGCCGGATCTGGACCAAGTCCGGGCCCTTATCCGCTCCAGCAATTTTGAAGCCGTGGAGATGCTCTACGATTCCGTCCCCATGGTGTTGTCCGAACTGATCCGTACCGCCTTCGTTCCAAAACCTGGACACAAATTCTTCGTTGCTGACTTCGCTGCCATCGAGGCCCGGGTAATTGCCTGGATTGCCGGAGAGCAATGGCGGCAGCAGGTCTTTGAAAACGGCGGTGACATTTACTGTGCTTCCGCTTCTCAGATGTTCCATGTTCCCGTTGAAAAACACGGTGTGAACGGTCACCTCCGACAGAAGGGCAAGATTGCCGAGTTGGCCCTGGGTTATGGCGGCAGCGTCGGTGCCCTGAAAGCCATGGGCGCTTTGAACATGGGTGTGCCGGAAGAGGAACTGAAACCCCTGGTGGATGCCTGGCGACTGTCCAATCCGAAAATTGTGAAATTTTGGTGGGATGTGGACAGGGCAGCAACCACCTGTGTCCAGAAGCGTACCGCCACCGATACCCACGGCATTCGGTTCATCTACCAAAGCGGCATGATGTTCATCATCCTGCCCTCCGGCAGAAAACTGACCTATGTGAAACCCAAGATGGGCATCAACAAATACGGCAATGAGTCCGTCACCTATGAAGGTGTGGGCTTACAGAAAAAGTGGCTCCGGCTGGAAAGCTATGGTCCCAAGTTCGTGGAGAATATTGTCCAGGCTACCGCCCGGGACATTCTTGCGGAAGCCATGCTCCGCCTGGAAGCCCACGGCTACCGCATTGTCATGCACGTCCATGACGAAGCCGTTATCGAAGCCCCGGAGGATACCTCTCTGGAGGAGATTTGCCGGGTCATGGGAGAAGCCCCCAGCTGGGCAAACGGATTGATACTGCGCGCAGACGGTTATGTCTGTGACTTCTATAAAAAAGACTAAGGAGGCTCTGACCTATGAGAAACAGAGATTGTCAACGGGAAAACCGTCGTATGAAACGCATTCTGGAACAGCAGAAATGTGCCTGTTCCAGAAGCGACTGCAAAAGCTGCAACAACGGATACTGTAGGAGCCTGCACTGTACAGACTTCGGCGGTAAGCCCTGTCCCTTCTTCAAAACTAAGGAACAGATGGAAACGGAGCAGTCTGCTGTTCTTTCCCGGCTTACACAGCTAGGTCGGCATGATCTTATCGAAAAATATTACGGAGGTGACAACCGTGGGTATCAACAAGTTTAATTCCGAGGGCTACCACGATCCTACCGCCTACGAAGCCCTGACCATCATTGCCAGGGAAGCAAAGGAACTGCGGTCGTTCCGCCCTATCGTTTATATCTGCTCTCCCTATGCCGGGGATGTGTCGAAAAACGTCGAAAACGCTCGACGGTATTCCCGGTTTGCTGTGGAGCAGGGTTGTATCCCCATTGCGCCCCACCTTCTGTTCCCTCAGTTCATGGACGACACCAACCCCAGGGAGCGGCAGCTTGCATTGTTCTTCGGCAACGCCATCATGTCAAAATGTGCCGAGGTTTGGGTCTTTGGCAGCAATCGCTCTCCCGGGATGACAGGAGAGATTAACCGGGCAAAGTACAAGCATTATCGCATTCGTTATTTTACAGAAAATTGTGAGGAGGTAGCAAATGGCATTTAAGACTGACTGTGGCGGTGTCGCCATGACCGCAGACATCAAACTTTCCAAAAGGGCAACCACCTGGAACACCCGGTTGAGCCAGATTGGCAGGCATGACAACGAGGTTGTCCTCTGCACCTTCTCCCTGTGCGACTTTGATTACATCTCCAAAATCGTCGGTAAGCGTTTCCGGGGCAGCGGCATTACCATCATCTGCAACACAAAATATCTGCCCAACGCCTACTCCATCAAAAAGGCTTTCCCGTATGTAAAGCTGTATGTCCATCCCCACGCTCACGCCAAAATGGCCCTTGTGTATCCCGACACGGTCTGGCTTTCCTCCGAAAACCTCGGTCATAAGAAGGATACCTACGATGCCACCATCGGGATTCACAACGAAGAGGCTTATAAGCATTTCCGTGGTCAGGTCCAGCACCTGATTGAAAGCAAAGACACCTACGAAATCAAGGAGGTTTAATTTTATGAAAATTGCAGTCGGCAACAGCCGTATGGACAAGAAGTGGAAAAACCGGGAAATCACCTGGGAGGACTTCTGCACTAAGGTCAGCACCACCATCCGCACCACGGAAACGGTGGAGGAATACCGGAAGCTGAAAAAGGGCTCCCAGGACTCCATTAAGGATGTGGGCGGCTTCGTCGGTGGTTTCCTCCGGGAAGGTCGCCGGAAGAACGGCACCGTCGCCTGTCGCTCCATGCTCACCCTGGATATGGACTACGGCAAACCCGGCATCTGGGAGGAGATCACCATGCTGCACTCTTTCAAGTGCTGTGTCTACTCCACCCACAAGCACACCCCGGAAAAACCCCGGCTCCGTATGATCATCCCCCTTGCCAGAGAAATCTCTGAGGAGGAGTACCCGGCTGTGGCCCGTATGGTCGCCAAGGAAATCGGCATCGACCTGTTCGACGATACCACCTATGAAGCCTGCCGTCTGATGTACTGGCCCTCTACCTCCGCCAACGGTGAGTTCTTCTTCGATACCGCCGATGGTGAAGATCTGGACCCGGACGCTTACCTTGCCAAATATGACGATTGGCATGATGCCTCCACCTGGCCTGTTTCTTCCCGGCAGTCGGAAGCGGTACGCAAGAGCATCGCGCAGCAGGCAGATCCGCTGACCAAACCCGGTGTGGTGGGCGCCTTCTGCCGTGCCTATACCATTGAGGAAGCCATCGAGACCTTTTTGGCAGACGTCTATGCCCCTTCTGCCATGAATGGTCGCTATGACTACATCCCGGCAGACAGCAGCGCCGGTGTGGTGGTATATGACGGCAAATTCTCCTACTCTCACCACGCGACCGATCCTGTCTGCGGAAAGCTGCTGAATGCCTTTGACCTTGTCCGTCTGCATCACTTCCGGGATTTGGATGAGAATGTGGGACTGGACACCCCCATCGGAAAGCTGCCGTCCTTTACCGCCATGACCGAGTTTGCCCTTAAGGATGACCGGGTCAAAGCTGTATTTGCCGAAGAGCGTGCGGCGCAGGCTACCGCGGAATTTGACAATGAGGACTGGCAGCAGCAGTTGGATCTGGATAAGAAGGGCGAGGTCAAAAATAACCTCCGTAACCTCACCATCATTCTGGAAAACGATCCCAACCTCAAATCCATCGTTTTCAATCAGCTGCTGGACGGCATGGAGATCAAGGACGAGGTCCCCTGGAAGCATCCGTCCAAGTTCTGGCGGGATGCTGACGATGCCCAGCTCATCGCCTACATCGACAGGAACTATGGTACCTTCTCTCAGCGAAATTACGACATCGCCGTCACCAAGGTGGTGGACGACCGCTCCTATCATCCTATCCGGGAATTCATTCAGAATCTGCCCGAATGGGACGGCGTTCCCAGAGTGGACACCCTGCTGATCGACTACCTGGCAGCAGAGGACAGCCCCTATGTCCGGGCAGTTACCAGAAAGACCCTCTGTGCAGCCATTTCCCGTGTCCTTCGCCCTGGATGCAAATTTGACAGCATCCTCGTCCTCAACGGACCCCAGGGTGTGGGCAAGAGTACCCTCATTGCCAAACTGGCCGGAGAGTGGTTCTCCGACAGTCTCAACCTGAGTGACACCAAGGATAAGACCGCCGCTGAAAAGCTGCAGGGATACTGGATTCTGGAAATCGGTGAGCTGGCGGGTCTGAAGAAAGCGGAAGTGGAAACCCTGCGTTCCTTCCTGTCCCGGCAGAACGATATCTACCGTGCCGCCTTCGGTAAGAGAGCCACACCCCATCTGCGGCAGTGCGTGTTCTTCGGCACCACCAACGCGGAAAGCGGCTACCTTCGTGATACCACCGGCAACCGCCGTTTCTGGCCTGTAAAGACCCCCGGCTTCGGAAAAAAGCAGTCCTGGAATCTGACCCATGAGGAAATCCTGCAAATCTGGGCAGAGGTCCTGGTCTATGTGAACCAGGGCGAAAAGCTGTATCTGGATGCTGACATGGATAAGCTGGCAAAGGAAGAACAGAGAGATGCCATGGAATCCGATGAGCGTGAGGGTTTGGTCAAGGAGTACCTGGATACTCTGTTGCCGGAGAACTGGGACAGCATGGATCTGTGTGAACGGCGTAATTTCCTTACCGGCAGCGACTTTGGTGTGACCACCGCCACCGGCACCGTAGCCCGTGACATGGTCTCCAATATGGAAATCTGGTGCGAATGCTTTGGAAAAGAACGTTCTAACCTCCGCCGCAGCGACAGCAATGAAATCACGAGCATTCTTGCCCGGTTGGGTTGGAAACGGCTGCCTCACAAGCTGCGCATCCCGCTCTACGGCCCCCAGTATATCTATGTTCCAAAGGCTTGTTCCTAAGTCTGTTCCAAGAAATGTTCCCATGGCAGGTACTTGTTCCAGACAGGTATCCTGCTCTGGGAACGGCTCCCGGAACACCCCTTTGGAACAGGCGAAAGCCCTTGTGGCAGCTAACAAAATCGGTATCCGTGTTCCTATGTTCCAAAACTTTCTTATATATGGAATAAGTAAGAAAAGAGAGAATCGGAGCATCGCATACACACATTTGCGCGCGTATAGGACTTTTTGGGTTTTGAGAACACATGGGAGGCACAGATGAGAGAAAAGAAAGTTGAGGAGAAACTGGTCAAGGCCGTCAGAAACATGGGCGGTCTTGCACCCAAGTTTGTCAGTCCGGGATTCGATGGAGTGCCGGATCGCCTGGTGCTGCTCCCTCATGGAAGGTTTGCATTCATAGAACTGAAAGCACCGGGCGAAGAAATGCGCCCGCTGCAAGTAAGGCGAAAAAGGCAGTTAGAAGCACTTGGCTTTTCGGTGTACTGCATTGATAGCCCAGAACAGATAGGAGGGATTCTTCATGAAATACAGTCCGCATAACTATCAGACCTACGCAACCAACTTCATTCTGGAGCATCCCGTCGCTGCGGTGTTTCTGGATATGGGTTTGGGAAAAAGTGTTATCACCCTGACCGCCATCCATGACCTGTGCCTGGACAGCTTCCTGATCCGAAAGGTTCTGGTCATCGCTCCGCTCAGAGTGGCCCGAGACACCTGGCCTGCGGAGATCCAGAAGTGGGATCATCTGGACGGTTTGACCTACTCGGTGGCGGTCGGTACGGAAACAGAAAGAAAAGCAGCACTCCGGCAGCGTGCATCCGTTTACATCATCAACAGAGAAAATGTCCAATGGCTTGTGGAAGAAAGCGGCCTGCCTTTCGACTATGACATGGTGGTCATCGACGAACTGTCCTCCTTCAAGTCCTGGCAGTCCAAACGGTTCAAAAGCCTTCTGAAGGTCAGACCCAGAGTCAAGCGGATCGTCGGTCTCACCGGCACCCCTTCCAGCAACGGTCTTATGGATCTGTGGGCACAGTTCCGGGTGTTGGATATGGGCAAGCGGCTGGGCAGATTCATTACCCAGTACAGAAATCAATACTTCCGGCCGGACAAGCGGAATGGTCAGGTCATCTTCTCCTACAAGCCTCTGCCCGGAGCGGAGGATGCCATCTACCGCCAAATTTCCGACATTACTATTTCCATGAAGGCTACCGATCACCTTCAGATGCCGGAGCAGATCCTCAACCGGATCATGGTGGCACTTTCTCCCGCGGAACGGAAAATCTACGACACCCTCAAGCGTGACCTTGTGGTGTCCCTGGCAGGAGAAGAAATTGATGCCGGGAACGCGGCAGCACTAAGCAACAAACTGTGTCAGATGGCTAACGGTGCCATTTACGCAGAGGACAAACGGGTCCTTCGCATCCATGACCGCAAGCTGGATGCCCTGGAGGACATCATCGAAGCCGCCAACGGAAAACCCATACTGGTAGGCTACTGGTTCAAGCATGATTTGGAACGGATCAGTAAGCGGCTGAAAGACCGCCACATCCCCTTCGTCACCATGGACAAAGCTGACAACATTGCCCGATGGACCCGGGGTGAAATGCCTGTGGGTCTGATCCACCCGGCATCCGCCGGACATGGGCTGAACATCCAATCTGGCGGTTCTACCCTGGTATGGTTCGGTCTGACCTGGAGTCTGGAACTGTATCAGCAGACCGTCGCCCGGTTATGGCGGCAGGGACAAGCATCGGATACCGTGGTCATCCACCACATTCTCACCGAGGGAACCATGGATATGCGGATCATGGAGTCCCTTGCATCGAAAGACAGAACACAATCCGCACTCATCGATGCGGTCAAAGCAGATTTGGAGGTTAAATAACATGGAAGCATATTTCAGACTGGCGAATGCCATCGTCTTTTTAGCAGCAAAAGATTATACCAAAGCCCTCAAAGATCTCCGGATCAACCCCCAGAATCGGGAGGCTCAGGCCCGGAAGGCTGAGTGCGAGCATTTCTTCCGCTCCGGCTGGTTCGGGATTCTGACCGATTTGGACGCAGAAGTTCTTATGGAAAAAATCAGAAAAGAGATTAACAGAAAGGCGGTGGTGGCATGACCGCAAAAGAGTACCTCTCCCAGGCATACCACCTGGACCAGCGAATCAACTCCCTCATTTCCCAGGTAGATTCCCTCAATAGTCTGGCAACCAAATGCACCTCCGTCATGACCGGGATGCCCCACAGCCCCAATCATGGTACCTCTTCCATGGAAAATACCATCGTAAAAATTGTTGATTTGCAGCGTGAAATCAACGATGAAATTGACCGTCTGGTGGATCTGAAGGTGGAAATCGCTGCCGTGATCCATTCCATGGAAAGCCCGGAATACAGACTGCTTCTGGAACAGCGGTACCTGTGCTTCCGCACATGGCCGGAAATCGCTGCCCAGTTGGGTTACTCCCTGCGGCACACCCAGAGAATCCATGAAGAAGCCCTGGAAAATGTGCAATTTGAAAAGTGACATGGTATGTCACTATTTATCCCATATTTGCTATGGTACTATTAGACTAGCAAAACAGAACACAGAACAGCCTCATGGAAGCGATTCCGTGGGGCTTTTCTTATGCCCCGGGAGGAGTGTATGACATGAGCTACCGTAAGGTCGGCTACATGGAACAGATATGGTACATCCTCAAATACAAGTTTACCCAACGATTCCGAAGGAGGTGAAATGAGTGCCGCGCAAACCCAAGCGACCCTGCTCACACCCAGGATGCCCCCGGCTGACCGATGGTCGGTTCTGTGAGGAACACGCAAAGCAGGAAGCGAAACGGTATGAAAAGTATGACCGTGATCCTGAAGTGCGCCGCCGTTATGGTCGTGCATGGAAACGCATCCGTGACAGATATGTTCAGCAGCATCCGCTGTGTGAATCGTGTTTGGAAAACGGTATTCTGATCCCAACTGAGGAAGTCCATCACAAGGTACCATTAGCCGAAGGTGGAACACACAACCAAGACAACCTTATCTCCCTGTGCAAAGCCTGCCATGCCAGAATCCATGCACAGCGAGGCGACCGTTGGCACAATCACTAGGTTGTGTCCTGTTTTTTCCCTCTGCCCACCCCCGGTAGGGGGGTCTGAATCTCTACAGCCTTTATGCGGTGCAACGGGCGTGGGGGTCCGTGTGCAAAATCGCGCTTTCAAAGGGGGAATTGAACAAGGTCCCAGTAGGAGGTGAATCCGTGGCAAAAGACGGAACGAACAGGGGTGGCGCCCGGGTGGGTGCCGGTGCCAAAAAGAAGCCCCTGGCTGACAAAATCGCAGACGGCAACCCCGGCAAGAGAAAGCTGACTGTCATCGACTTTTCTGACACAGCCGATTTAGAAGGTCAACCGATGCCGGAGCCCAGGGCGATGCTTTCTGCAAAGCAGAAAGACGGAAAAATTCTCGGTGCTGCTGAAATTTATGAAGCCACCTGGAATTGGCTTGCAGAGCGGAACTGCACCTCGCTGGTGTCTCCACAGCTGTTGGAGCGCTATGCAATGAGCGCCGCCCGGTGGATACAGTGCGAAGAAGCCGTTACTGATTTCGGTTTCCTTGCCAAGCATCCCACCACCGGAAACGCAATCCAAAGTCCCTATGTTTCCATGAGCCAAAACTATATGTCCCAGACCAACCGCCTTTGGATGGAGATTTTCCAGATTGTAAAGGAAAACTGCTCCAGCGAGTACAGCGGTGCAAATCCCCAGGACGACCTCATGGAGAAATTACTTCGTGCAAGGAAAGGAAATTGATACGATGTTTGA